GATTGAAAAACATGGCTTGTTTGATCTTTCCTCATTCTTGCCAAAAAAACCCACTGATGTGGAACTCAAGGTAATCAAAGAAATGTTCGAAGCGTCAGTGGATGGTCAAGCATACGATACCACACGTTGGGGTCAGTATTTCCGTCCAGCAGGCGTGCAAGCACCAGCAGGTTCTAGTGCGCCAGCAGTTGATGAAGATATTCCTGAACCTGTGTCTAAGGCGGCGCCTGCGGCATCAAGTTTTGATGACGAGGATCATGTTCCAGCACCAACTGCGCCAGTGGCGGCAGTTAAGCCGGCACAGAAAGCTGAAGACATTTTGGCTATGATTCGCGCTCGACAAAAACAATAATTAATGTCGGTTATAATATCACCGCTGTATAATAATGTTGTATTAGGCAAAGATAAAACCTCCTGTGTTGACCACCTAGGAGGTTTTGATATTTCATTGAATTGCACTGTATTAGATTTACTAAACAAATCAGTTGCAAGTGCGGTCACTCCGTCTACAGTCGAAACTGAATATATTTTCACAGATATTATAAAAACAAAATATAATAATTTAAATCTTCAATTTAACGTTGATTTATGGACAACTAATAATTTTATCAAAAGTTTTAATAATTATAGTGTTCATCCTACCATTGATTATAAAAATTTTATCTGTAGTTTTAACGGATCTTCACACGTAAGTAGAAAATTATTAGTTTCTATATTATCAAAATTTGGATATTTTAATAACGATTATTGTAGTAAAAATTTCAAATATGCTGTTGAGACATTAGATGGGCATGTACAAGATTGTATTGATAATGTTAATTTTTATCGTAAATTTTTTATTTCAGCTGATAGCGAAATGTTTTTCCAGTCTGTTAACAGTTTTGGGCATGTTCGATATGATCATAATAAAAATATCTATAATCTAGAGTATAAACTTACTGAAAGTTTCTTGCATATTGTAAGTGAAACTATGGCAACTAGTTATTATCCATTTGTAACAGAAAAATTCTTATACAGTATAGTAACACGTGGCCTGTTTTTAGCATATGCCCAACCTGGATGGCATAGTCATTTAGAAAAATATTATGGATTTAAACGATATACTAAATTATTTGACTATAGATTTGATGACATACAAAATCCTATAGAACGACTAGTAGAACTTATAACAATGATTTCAAAATTTAGTTGTTTGTCACCAGCAGAGTGGACAGATCTTTATGAGATTGAACAAGATACTATAGAGTACAATTATGACCACTATTTCAGCGGCGTGTATTTAACAAAATTAAAAGAATTAAATGATTAATTTTAATAGTACAAATCCTGTAATTATACAATTTCCAAGATTTGCCGGCGGGAAATTTATAAGCAATTGTTTATCATTGAGTAAACATGCAGTACCACAAGACAAAACATTAGCTGAATATTTGTTACTTCGGCCAGATGATTATCAATTCCGATTTGACAATTTAATTAAAACATTGCCGCCGCAGCATGACATGATAAATTGGATTGCCCACTACGAACTTGGTGACACTCAATTATTTGGACCAACTTATCTTGATTGGTGCAATGGAAATTTAAAAACTAACAGTATTAATGATATTACAATAAAATTATCAAATTCCAATTTAAAATTTTTTATTACCGCTCATTCAGGCGCGGACGAAATTTATAATTTATTAAAGATTTGGCCAAAATCAAAGATTATAATGTTAATAAATCACAATAAATTTAGCAAACTTTCGGCCACATTGAAAAGCTATACAGACAACATTGATCAATACGCTGGAAACTATTGTGAATCAAAATATAATTTTTTGTCAGGGCCAGATTGGCCAACTTGGAAAGAATTTGAATCTTTGGGATTTAATCCGTTGAAATGTAGTAATTATTCTTATGATATTCAGCTCGAATTAATCAAATTTTATCCATGGAATAAAATTAAAACTGATCCTATATTGTTTGACATAGACAAATGTATATTTGACAAATATGCATTCTTAACATCAATGTATACCCTGTATACTCAACTTAATTTTGTAGATTTTAATGAAAGTCTAGTAAGTAAATTTTGGCAAGAATACATAGCACTACATATAGACAATAGTTAACGTATATAGTATAATAACTAATCACTTATTAAGGAAAAATATGGGAAAACCATTTGACGTATCAAAATTTCGAAAAGATATAACTAAAAGCATCGATGGATTAAGCATTGGGTTTAACGACCCTACAGATTGGATCTCAACAGGCAATTATGCTCTAAACTATTTAATTAGTGGTGATTTTACTCGTGGAATTCCTTTAGGTAAAGTTACAGTATTTGCTGGAGATTCTGGTGCTGGCAAGAGTTATATTTGTAGTGGAAATATTATTAAAAATGCACAAGAGCAAGGTATTTTTGTTGTATTAATTGACAGTGAAAATGCACTTGACGAAGATTGGCTTAAAGCATTAGGAGTTGATACCGGCGAAAGTAAATTATTAAAACTATCAATGGCCATGATCGACGATGTTGCTAAAACAATTTCCACATTCATGAGTGACTATAAGGCATTACCAGACGGTGAACGCCCAAAAGTTATGTTTGTGATTGATAGTTTAGGAATGTTGTTAACACCCACAGACGTTAATCAATTTGATGCAGGTGAAATGAAAGGTGATCTAGGTCGTAAGCCTAAGGCATTGACTGCTCTTGTACGTAATTGTGTAAATATGTTTGGTAGTTACAATGTAGGATTAGTTTGTACAAACCACACATATGCAAGCCAAGATATGTTTGACCCTGATGATAAAATTTCAGGTGGACAAGGATTTATCTATGCAAGTAGTATTGTGGTTGCAATGAAAAAACTCAAACTCAAAGAAGATGAGGACGGCAACAAGATTTCAGACGTGATGGGCATTCGTGCTGCCTGCAAGGTTATGAAAACACGCTATGCCAAACCGTTTGAAGGTGTACAAGTCAAGATTCCATATGAAACAGGAATGAGCCCGTACTCGGGTCTCACTGATTTGATTGAGAAAAAAGGTATGCTTAAAAAAGAAGGTAATAGTCTTGTGTTTACTACCAGTGATGGCGAAATTATTAAAAAGTTTCGTAAGGGATGGGAACGTAACGATGATGGATGTCTTGATATTGTTATGAAAGATTTTTCTAATATCAAAGAAGAACCAAATACCTTAGAAGGAGATGAAGAATGACAGAGATAGTTGCCAGCGAGATTTGGAGCGAGCTCAAAAGATATGTCAACACAGTGGATCGGTCCGAGGCAGCTGAAACCATTGTGTCAATCTTGATTGATCACGACAGTGATATAGAAGATATCCGTGACGCATTTAAAAGTGATAGTGATATCAAACGAGCACTAACTGTTTATCTTGACAATGATAAAGATTATGCTGAAGATGAAGAAGAGCTCGACGAAGATGAAGACACAGAACACGACTGGGAAGATTGATGTGGTACAGTCGTGTAGTAGCAGATCTCAGCGCAATACCAGATTTTATTGCACACTATGAACATGAACTTGATTTATCTAAATTAGATTGTCGTATAGGCGGCGTAGTTGAAAAGAATATATCTGCGCTTCCCGGAATCACTGAACATAGATTTAATCAACTACAAGAAATAGAAGCAGTATTGAACTATCTTAATATACAACTACGCAAAATCCGACGGCGACACTTTCAAAAATATCTCGAAGGATACGCTCGTGCATTGACCAGCAGAGATGCCGAAAAATATGTAGATGGTGAAGACGAAGTCATTGACTTTGAAACAATAATAAACGAAGTAGCATTGCTTCGCAATCGTTATTTGGGTATCATGAAAGCCATGGAATCTAAAAACTTCATGCTTGGGCATATAGTACGATTACGAGCTGCAGGCATGGAGGATATACAGATATGATTACATTTGCAACCCCAGAACTGAGTCATGCACACAGTCTTCAAACACTTCGTGCATTGTACGAGTATGATGACTACATGGAAAGTATCGGTACTCTGGTAGATCTAGGATGCGGTGCGGGATTAGATTTGGCATGGTGGGCCGGTGCCACCACCCGAGATGAAACGCCTAGACCTTTGAATATAGAATGCGTGGGTGTAGATTTAGCTGAAGGGCTGCCAGTGGCCAAACAATATTCTAACGTCACTTATCAACGCACAGACTTTGAAGATAAAATTCATCCCACAAAACGTAAGAATTATGATGTACTTTGGTGTCATGACGCTTTTCAATATTGCATAGATCCCATTGGCACACTGGTCAAATGGAGAAATATAACCAGCGAAGGCGGAATGTTGGTGCTTATAGTGCCAAAAACCATTGCAGTACATCATCGGCAGTTGGCATATTTTCAGCAAAGTGCATGTTATTACCATCATACCATGGTAAGTTTGATTCACATGTTGGCTATAGCAGGGTGGGATTGTGCAGGTGGGTTTTTTCAAGAAACCGCCAATGATCCGTGTATACATGCAGTGGTATACAACAGTAGCCAAGAATCACGGAATCCCCGCACAACTACTTGGTATGACTTGGCAGAAAACAATTTGCTACCAGAAAGCGCAGTCAAAAGTGTCAATGCACATGGATACCTACGCCAACAAGACTTAACGGTGCCTTGGCTTGATCATAGCCTGACCTGGATGGGGAAATTATAACTTGTATTGCCAATAACATTAAATATTGGCATGAAAATAGTACTAGTCACAGGAGGGTTCGATCCTTTACATTCGGGCCATATTGCTTACTTCCAAGCTGCTAAAAAACTTGGAGATATATTAGTTGTAG